AGATATTAAACTCTAACCACACATGATTTTTAATACACCATTTTTGTAACTCTAATAATGATTGTGTGTAATGAATACTAACATCGCTATGTACAGGGGTAGCAACCATAATACTATATGGTTTTAATCCCTTTATGTCAGAGGGTTCCGTGGGGCGTGTTTCTTTACCAAACCAAATTGGCTCGTGATTTTCCATATTAAAAATAATTTATATTTATATTTACCCTAGCTCCTTCATCACTGCAACTAGAACCTGCATGATCTATTGACGAATTAAACAATATCATTCTGTTCTCAACGCTATCGATTTTTGTACCATCATTTAAAATAGTATATCCGTTATTAGAATTCAAACATAAAATAGCTCCTTTGTGCGGAAAAGGAAAATCTTTATGAAACCTAAATTCCTGTATTTTTTCTGTTTTAAAATACAAATTAGCTTTTACTCTTATTAATGAATTAGGTTTTAATTTTTCTAAAAGAGGATCAAAAAAATCTGGGTTAGAATGTAGATGTCCTGTTGGTCTATGAAAATTATAAAAATTATGAACCATTACTTTACCTTGAAAGTGTGGATCATTTTTTCTAATGACTCCTTCAAAACCTAAGTACCAAGGGAAATTAGTATCAAAAATTGTATTTCTTAAAAAATTAAAATAACTTGTTTCTAAATAATTATCTAAAACTTTATAATCATCCATTAGCAGCACCCTCTAAAAATTGTGTCCATTCATGCTGCCTATTTTTCCAGTTGTAAAATTTTTTATAAAAATTAGCTTGAGATTTTTGTAGTTCATACATACCATCTGTATGTATTTGTTCGGCAATGCCAGATATAGCATAAGCAAAAGCCTCTGCTAATTTTTTGTAATCTCTGTCATATTGAATATAAGTTGGCCATTCTGAACAAGTTTCAAATAAAGCTCCGTAATTAGTTACAATACCATGAAGCCCATAAGACAATGCTTCTATTGCAGATATACAAGATGTTTCTTCCCATATATTAGGATAAGTAAAAATTTGACACTCATTTAATTTATCTAATACTTTATCATTATCTGCAAAACCATGAAAATTTACATTTTGTAATTTTTCTGCTTGATCAAACAGGGGTTGATATCTTGAATTGTTTTGCTCTTCAAAACTAGATCCATATATTTTTGTTGATGAAAAAACTTCACAAGTTATTGCAGGATTGTTTATTTTCTGCATGGCTCCTAGTAAAACATTTAATCCTCTCCATGGAGTTGAAGAAAAAAACAATTTAATAGGATCACCTTTTTTGTGTTGTTTTATTTCATTAGGGAATTTTGCGATTGCATTTTTTATTACGGTGCATCTACCAGGAGGCACTTTAAACATCATTCTATATTTTTCTGCACACCAATGACTATTAAAAACATACCAAGAATATTTTTCGTGGTTTGATGGATCTTTAAACCAAGGTGCTAAGTTAGGTTGATCGTATGAATTTTGTATCCATAAAATATTTATTTTATCTTTTGCCAAAGGAATTTTTTCTGGGACAGAAGTAGTTATTTGAAAATTGTCTAATAAATTATTATCAACGTGCTGATACAGTAAGTTATACTGTAATTCGGTTCCTCCGATAGGCTGCATAAAATATTATTGAGTATCGCCTTTTGTATGAAGTGATGCAACTGTAACTTCTAAATCTTGTCTGAAGTCATCATTAGTTGTATCTGTATTTGGATCAGCCACGTCTGCATCAAATGCTGCTTTATCAGCATAGACTTTGCCTGTTCTTTTATGCTTTACTATTTCTTTTACTTTTGCTGGAATTATTGTTTCATCTGCCATAATAAAAATTATTATACATTTTATGTTAGGGTTGTAAAGTCAAAGTTAATTATTGTTCTAGTATTATTATTAATAGGTGAATTACCCGCATGAAATGTACGTCCAGGAAATAAAATTGCTGAACCTTTTTTTGGAGAAACTCTTTTAATTATAGTGCCTTTTTTTAAATATGTGTCTTTACTTCCAACTTCATGTTCTTCAGCAAAAAAGAATGTATCTCCATCTGTATCATGCACATAATATACTAAAGACATATAATTTTCTAACTCTGGTAGATCTACATGGGGAGGTGTATATTTATTTTCGTCATGGCCTTTTGCATAAAAAGTTTTTCTTACTCTTATTCTCTCTAGTTGATCTAATTTAATATCTGCTCTTTCTTCTAAATAATATAATATGGGTTTTACGGCATGAAAGTGCACAGAAGCGATATCACCATCCCAAAATAATATGTGACTAGCACCAGGAGCTTCTATAATATTTTTGTCAAATTTAAACTCATCTGGGTTTCTTGAAATTTTATTTAAAACAGACCATTTAATATCATCGTTCTTTTCGAATAAACTTTCTAATTCGTTTTGAAAAGGTAAAGGTATAAGATTTTCAAAAACTTTAATTTTATCTTCTGTCATTTACCTCTGCCTTGGCGGTTGTATTTTTTATAAGATCTCGCAACATGTTTGTTTAATTTTTTAGAATGACGACCAGGCCTTTTACGAGGTTTTGGTCGAGGAACGTAATGTGTAAATTTTACTCTAGCCATTTTGGTCAGATCTACTAATTTCTAGAATATTTACTGATCCGCTAACTTTGTCTGTCGCACTATTTGTTTGCAATTGTAATACATCACTAGCTTCTAAAATAATTATTCCGTCATTTAATTTAGCAGATAAAGATGCTGCAATTGATTTTGCTGCAAGAGGTATAACAGTTAAACTATCAGATGCATCTTTCATTCTTACAAAACAACTTACTGCGGAAGAGTCAATGTTAAAAGCTTGTATGTTTTGTATTATGGCCGTTGCATTAGATGGGCATGTATAAACATCAAACGCTGCTGAAGTTGTCAAATCAAACGGGACATTTTTATATACATTAGCCATTTATAAAAAAATTAAACCTTTCTAATTCTTGTTTCAACTCTTCTTGAAATGCAAAATTCAGTTGATTTTTCATTTGATTAATTGATTGAGTAACCTGTTGTTGATTACCTTTATCATATTCATTGGTTGGATCTGGTATGTTAACTGTTATTTTTGCCATTTTTATTAAACCAAGCCACTATAACATATCTATTTCCTTTTGTTAACTTAGAAACACAGTGCCTTATATTTGCAGGAAACTTAACAATTTTTCCAATAGTAGGCTCAATTGTAATATCACCTACCATAGTTCTGCCTCCTTCATAATCATCATTTAGATATGTTATTGTTGTATAATCATAATATTTTGTATCGTCATGCCAATCATGATATTCATTAACGGGCCAATATACTATTTCAATATTTTTTAAATATTTATCCGAATATAATTTTTCATAAAACTCTTGTAATGATTTTATTGTAGGGTCTTCTATTTGATGAAAAGGTAATACATATCTATCACCAAACATATGTGATTTGTTTAGGTTTGATTTAATTAAATCTATACAATAATTACAAATATTAGGATGTAAAAAATTTTTATCTTCTTCCATCTGGCTGTACATCTGCTCTAAATGTACCATATCTCCAGGTTTGTCCAGTAGAATTATTTGAAATTTTTAGACTTGCCGCTCTTCCTCTTGCTCTAGTATCTATTTTTTTTGTAGAGCTAGTTATAGTGAAAGGGCCTAATGGTGAGGAAGATGCGGTGTCCGAGGGAAAGTCTTTTAAATTTATTGTTACAATCGCATTGCCTGTAAGCCTTTTAAAATCTGGTATAAATCTTCTAACCTTAGTAAATACTTCTCCATCACCATCAACGTGCAACATAAAATCTCCACTTTCTACAAAAGCTTCAATTGCAGTGGTAGTTGTTCCTACAACTTGATCAGTGCCTACTTCGTGTGCATAGTAAGTTGATGCTCCGTTTAAATTACTTACTCCTTGTATGGTTGGAAAAGTTGGAGTTCCAGTGCTGTTAAATTCTGTCTTATATGGTTTCTCAAAAAGATTAGCATCGTGAGCCGTGGTTCGTGAGAGTGAATTAGTGTACCAACAATTTTCTTGTCTATTCCAAGTTACTGATCTCGTGTTATCATCCGCAGTTGCTTGTGGATAATACCAAGTTACTTCATTAAATAGAGCATTAACTCCAGCATATACAACTTTACCAGCATCAAAATTAAATCCTAGATCTCCTGGATTGTTAGTTGTAAAAACAAAATCTTCAACACTGCAAGGTAATGTTTCTACCGTACCATTAAAAATGTTAAACCCTCCAGCATCATCCATCCAATAAACAATACCATCTGAGAAAGCCATTGCGTGTGGGCCTACACATCCGCAATTAGATCCAACCTTTCTAATACTAAAGGTAAATGGTGCACCAACAAATTGTATAGTGTAAGCTGCGGTATCAGTTGTAACTAAAATATAATCTTTACCCTTTACAGCAGCCCTTATCTCTGTTCCGTCATCGAGTCTAAAAGTACCCGCAGTATTAGTGGACGTTGGTTCATAAACATTAAAATTTTCTTGATCTGAAAATCTAATAAACATTTTATCTTGTGATGTAGTTTGACCAATGGTCGTTTCAGTTCCTAGGTGTATTAAATGCCTATCTTGGTCTGAAACGATTGTCATTGTTGATTTAGTCGGAGCTCCTGTCATTAATGTAGCTCGTACATCCAAGGCGTTTGAATTATTATTAATAGGCTGCCAAGTGAAAGTTCTGCCGTTTGCAACAGTAGCTACTAAAACTTGTCCAAAATTATCTAATGACCAATTGGCAGGATCGAGTGCAAAAGCAGTAGATAGAGAAGCCTCACCCCAACCTGTAAATACTTCTACAAACGCTCCGCTATTGTGAGCTGCTGTGCTAGTTCCGTTTACAGCTCTTGTAATTCCTGTAATTGAGGTGCTTGTTAATCCAGTGTAGGAAATTAATTCATTGTCTACTTTTATAACTCCAGCAGAAGGAAAGCCAGTGGTTGAGTTAATGTTGATCGTAGTACCAGATCCTCCAGTTCCATTGGCATCGTTTAGTAGAGCTCCGTTAAGGGTATCGTTTACTCCAGTAGCTCCAGACCAAGCTCCTGTACCCCAACCATATCCAAAAGTTTGACTTATCGCTCCAGTCGTCACATATCTGTTTATAGTGCATGAGCCACTGGTGTTTGAGTTGTTGGAAGCCGTAGGCATGGTAATTGTAAACTGCGTTGCAGACAATCTGTTAGTGCACTCAAAAGTATTGGTTGTGAAATCTGAAGTTGAGTATCCAGATCCAGTGGGTGCAGTTACTGAAGTAAAAGTAAACAAATCTCCTTGGTTTAAAGAGTGTCCAGATAAATTAACGGTTACGGTTGTAGTTCCGTTAGTCGTGAAGGTTCCTCCAGTTTGTGCTGTTTCTAAAGGTGTGATGTCGTAAAAAGCACTACCATAATAGATTAACAAAGCTTTATGAGTACCAATGGCAGCATAAATTCTACCATCTAAATCTGTATATTGGTGTTGTGCTCTTGCTACACCTACTAAAGTATTTGCCGTAAGCTTTTCCCAACCACCTATTTTTTCTGGTAAACCATATCTAAATCTAACAAAATCACCATCTACATACTGGCCTTCAGCAGCAGTATCAGTAATTTGTTTATTATAACCAGGACGTATGTTTATTAAATTTAAGGCCATAACGAATTATAACTTTAATTATTTGCCTTGTATAGGTTCATCCCCTGTGGAGTACATTTTCTTTACATCTGGATCCATTTTTGCTGTCCAATCAGCTACAATTTTTATTAAATTATTAGAAAAATGTCTAAATGTTTGTGGCTCCATATATAACGCACCTTTTGTAAACAATATCCATCTTTCTCTCCAAGAAAATTTTATTTTACATGAACCATCTGATAAGTTTTGTTGAAATTGCATAATTACCTCATACTATAAAATCACGGCCATCAAACTTTTGATTGGCATGTGGGCCGTTTTTGTTTACATAATGTAGAAAAACTTGTGAGTGCCAATCTCCTTCAAATTCTTCTCTTCTATGTTTTAACTCACACCCCATATAAATACAAGCTTCACCTGGTTTTAAATCCAAAGCTTCGTCTTCCATATATATAGGCCAGGGAGTACCATCACTACCTAACATAACAGTAACACTTATCTCACACGCAGGTCTATCTGTATGTTCTTTTAAATCAGATCCAAAACTATACATCCTCCAAAAAGAATATGTAGGTAATAATTCTAAGCCAGTTTCTCTTTCCATTAATTTTAATTTAGTAAGTAAAATAGAGTCTGCTAAAGCATCGCCATGAAACATGGTATCACCAACTGGGCTTTGCTTCCAATCAAAATTTGTTTGATTATATCTA